GGTTACTTGTACCCCATGTTGCTGTACCATCTAAGATTTCCTCAGTTGGTGCGATTGGGTTAAATTCTGGAACTTGGATTCTTGTTCCACCTTCTGTTGCATCAAGAAGTGCATTACGCACAACAGCACCAGATCTTATAAAAGCACTACGTTCTTTGATTGCCTCAGAAACATAGGTGCTCAAATTATTTCTCTTAACGATGTCAGCTAATAAGACACCACCAGAGTAATTCTGAAACGGAGCAGCCATTTAGAATAATTTAGAAGTTAACAGTAACCAAGCCACCGACTTGGGTGTTGAATCCACCGAATCCAACAATTATGATTGAGCCTCTTGCTTGAGCACCGCAGCAAGCTGAGGGTTCTGTTCTGATAATAGCATTTGTTGTGTTATATTGCCCGTTTTCCAAGGGTTTACTTGACCTCCAGAAGCATTAGCAACTGGACTTGGTTTTGCGCCCATTCCTGCAGCAGTACTTGGCTTAAAATGATGTTCCCAACCACTACCAGGATTCTTGAGACTTGTAAGATAAGCGTCTAAATCTTGTTCGACTCCACCATTTAAAATTACAACTTTACCTTCAGCATTTTTTTGTAACTTATTTTGTAACAAAGAAAGAGTCTGTTCAGCATTGATCGCACCAAGGTTGCTGATAGCTGAAAGTGCTGTTGTCTTTGTAGAAGCTAGTTCATTAGAATTTTTTAAATCTTCAAGCTGCTGAGATAAATTAGCTATCTGTTGATCTTTTTCTTGAGCAGTTTTATTAGCTTCCTCCCAAAGAGTTTTCCATTGTCCTTGATCTTCTAAAATTTGTTTTCTTTTTTGTTCTTCTTTTTCATATACACCATCTAATTTACCTTTTACATCATTAAATTTTTCTGTCCATTTAGTATTGCTTTCAGCATTTTGTCTTTTTAGCTCTTGTATCTGCTGTTCATATTCAGCTTTTACAGATTCTAAAGAGGGTGATGGGGGTTGAGCTGGTGGTTGTGATGCAACAGTTTCAGTTGGATTAGTATCTGTTTGAATTACTTTTTCTTCAATAGCCATAGTTATTTAGATTCAATAAAGGTTTCTAATTCAGAAATTAATTGCACTTTTGTCTGTCGTTTGTCTAACTCGATACCAATGGTACGACCAAATTCTTCTAGTTCAGATTTAGTCATAGCAGTGAAATCTTTTTGATTTACGACTTCAGTTTCTACTGCAGGTTCGGGAGCAGGACAAACTTCGGCTTTAACTGATGCCGTTGAATGTATGAGTTCTACCTCTTCCCATTTATAAGAACCATCAGGCTGTAGAACCCGATCTAAAGATTTAGACATAATAAACGTGTACTTGTATATTATCTTAGCAGATTATTCCGATTTGACCTCATTTGCACTTGGTAAAACTTCACCTTGTACCAAAATGTCTCTAAATTCTTCTCTATCTATAACTTGCTGATCGAATAGAGATGTTAATGCTGTTATATCCTGTCCAATTAGTCTTTCGATGTCGAAATCTCTACTGATTTTTACTTCTGGTGGTTCGATTCCAACATATTCGGCTGAAAAATTAAAACATTTTTGTAGTTTTTGTTCCAACTCCATAGAAACCATAGCCAGCATAGAGTTAGTATCAACACGATCTAATCTTCTTGCATCAGCAGATTCAGCTACAAACTTTTGTTGACTCAAAGTACTAATACCAAGAGTAGCCATCTGCATTTGTAATTCTTTAATTTCAGCAGATTGAGCATCAAAAGCACTACTAGCTGGTTCTACATAATAAACTTTATTACCAGGCTGAGTTGCCATCGCATAATTAACAGATATTGCTAAATCTTTAGTTTGATCGTCATACCCTTCCATAACAAGCATCGGTTGAGATGCAACGTGCAAACTATGTATTAAATCAGCTTGTCTTTGAAAATGTGCAAGATTTAAATATGCAATATCAAGTAAAGGTGGTTTGCTAACTAAATTATCTGTTTTACCCGAATAAATTGTTACTAAAGGTATTTCACCAAGAGAGAAACTGCCAAATTCAACTTGTTTATAATCTTTATCTGCTGAACCCATTTCAAAATTACCTGTAACGCTATTATCTGCAACGTCATACATTTCTTCAATCTGTTCTTTTTTACGAAAAATTCTATAGCTACCTGGTTCGATTACTCTTATCTGATCATAAACTTTTTCACCAAACTGACCATCTGGTAATACAGCTTTTTCAGCTAACCTTACCTGCACTAAATTGCCATAATTAGACTCTCTATCAAGTCTCCAACCATAAAGATTTGTAGGATCTACTTCAATCCAATAAGGTCTACGATTCTGTTGACGTTCTTCTGCAAGTGTTAAAGCACCCGATGGAGCTGGATAATCTACAAGAATATGACTTTGACCATAAATTAAAGAACACATCAATACTCTTCTTGCGTATTCATCTAAATCCGAACCACAGCCGTCAACGTTCATCTTGAACATCTCCGTCCAATAAGGATCTCCTGTTAAAGTTATTGGTTTTCTTAATACAAGACCTGTAGCTGCTCTTATTAATCTTTGCGTAAAAGGACTAAATACTGATCTATTTACTCTTGCAAGATAAGCATCATAATCTTCTCTTGGTTCGAGAGGCAAGAATGCTTCAGAATTTTCTCTAAGATACTCTGTTCCCTCCGTAACGGCTTTCATTATTTCCCAACCTTTCATCATATCCAAAACAGCCCTTGTCCTAGTAAAAGGACTATCAACACCACCTACAGATGTAGACGAAACAATGTTGGTTCTAATAGGACCTGGTACAGCATAAGTCATCTCAGCACCTCCATCGTTTTAATGCTAACGCTTTTCTTGTTGGTCGGCCTTTACTATCTTTCATTGGTCCTTTGACTCCTTTCATTCTGGCACAAAATGATTTTCGTCTAGCTGCTCTTTTTCCTGTTGGATTTTTTTCGGTTACTGGTGCTTTAAGGTTACTGCCTGTGGCACGATTGTATTTCGCACGGCCTTTTGCGGTAAGTCCTCCTTTTTTAGACTTTTCGCCTCGACCTACAGATAAACTTACTCCTTTACGTTTAGCCATTATCTTCCCACCTTTGCTTGTGCCTTTTTATGGGCTTGGTCTAAAGTGTCTCCTGCTCTCATTCGCCTTTTCATAAACTCCATATGCTTTGCACTATGATGCTCAGAATGCTTTGATAATAAAGTTTTTTGGCGAGGAGTAAGTTTCACTATGCAGCGTTGGTGATAGCACCAGATGTGATGAAACTTACTGAAACAGTTGAAAGATCGCCAACAGTCGAGGATAAACTTGTTCCTGTTACAATTCCAGAAAAACTTACTTTCTTAGTACCAGAGGTGTCTAAAAATAGTTCAAACTGTGCATCACCAGCATCTTCTGTTGTCAAAACATCTGCTAGTAAGTTTGCAGTTTCATCACCACTAGCTGCTGTATATAAAAAATCAACAGTACCAGAACCAGAAATTAAACTACCAACAAAACTTCTTGATGTAGCACCATGAGCAGTTACATCTAAAGTATCTTTTGTAGTATCTAAAGTCCAACCTGTAGTTGAAACTACTGCCTCAGTAGTACCAGAAGTGTTCTTAAAGTTAACAGAACCTTCCTCACCACGAAAAAATGCCATGATCTAAAAAGAAAAAAGAGTATTTATAAATAGTTTAACTTGTAGTTGACTTTTTTACAGTACCTTTCTTGTTATTTCTCATATATTGTTCACATCTTGGATCCCAAAGTGCAGGATTTCGTTTTCCTTTTACTTTTTCGATGATGTCGAGCATCTCATCTGTGATTTCAGTCATTTTTTGCTCCTTTTGGTAGATTTTTTACGTCTATGTTGATACTTTATCTTAGCACTACCAGTTTTTTCACGTTTAAACCTAGCTTTTTCACTAGCTGTCATTTCTCCTACTGTCTTAGGTGTCTTACTTGATACACGTTTACTAGGTCTACAGGCTGGATAACCTCGTTTTTCGCCCTTAGAACGACCACAAGG